GTACCATGAAGATTGAAGGATAGTCGATCATTTGACCATCTCGGCTAATTGCTGCAGTTTGTTTAATATAATCGTCCTGAAAAAGATCTGAGTCAAGAGCAGAAGAATAACTTTCACTGTTTTTAAAAGTAATTATTATAAATGGCATCTTTGTTTGAATTGCATCCCTAAGCTGAGTCCAAGTATGACCGGTTTCTTCAGTAGTTTTAGTTATGTCCTGTTGATAGTCTTCGTATAGTTTAACGTATTTAGTCATCCTTAAAGATAAAACTTTTTATTATTTATCAATAAAATATAGTATGAATGAAATAACTAAGATTTTAGTCTTTGATTTTGATGAGACTTTATTTAGAATGCCAGGATATACTGATCGTTTTTCAGTGGAACGACTTAATCCTGACCTGAGTTTTCCAACTCCATATTCTTTTTACGATCACTCAAGTTCAATGGATCCTGAAATCCACAATATTCAACTTATTGTCCCGGTTTATGAAGACTGGAAAGAGGCATCAGAAGATCCAACTGCTCGAACAATCTTAATCACACATAGAACTGAGGAACTTCGCCCTTATGCTAAGCACCTACTTAAGATGCATGGAATCGTATTTGATGAAATGTATTTCCTAGGACGAACCTCTGAAAAAATTGCAATTCTTGAAAAAGAACTAGGTTACTTGCCCAATGTAAAAGAGATATCTGTATACGAGGACTCGCTTGAACAATTAATAAAATATCAAGATTTTTATTACGAATATGTTTCGGGAGAATATAAGAAGGGATTTAGTTCAGCTGACGACTTCTTTAAAAACTTTATCTTCTTAAATATGCAATTTGTAGATAAATCAACGGTCATAAACTTAAGTGATTTTAGTACAGGACAATCAAGAAGAATACAACTACTATGATAATAATGATAGAAGGCCACCGACATAGTGGCAAGACTTACTTAATTGAAAAGTTTTTTGAAGAGAACACGAATCCTAGTGTTCACTATTATAAGTTTCAATTTGCAAAATATATTGATGAACTTGGGATGAGAGATCAGGAAACTGGTCCAGGTGTCCATTATTTTAGTATAGCAAATGTCTTAACTATTCTTGAGCTTAATAATACTCTATTAAAAGATAAGATCCTAGTTTTTGACAGGTGTATCTTTTCAGCATATGTATGGTCAATATATCGAGAAAGAATGGGTCAATTTAGATTAGTTGAAGAATTTAAAAAGATTCTCACAAGTGATCTTTTCAATGATGTCAAGTTATTATATGTTGATCGCGATGAATCTATTAAAATCACAAAGAGAGAAAAGGACTATTTTGGTAATTTTGAGAGTGCTGATCACGAAAAAGAACTGTTTGAAAGAATATTCTCAGAATTCAACCCTCAGATTACAGATATTAAAAGAAATAATGAATTTAGTCGCATGACTAATGAGTTTGATGATGCAAGTTCAGTCCAATTTAATAGAATGCTAAACGATCTAATAAATAGGGGTTGATTGCCATAATAAATAATAAAAAATAATTTAGGATGGCAACCAAATACACATTAGGCTATTTACAATATATTAAAGAAGCAGAAGAGGCTGAGGTTAACGCTCCACTAAAAGGATATACTGCAGATCAAGTAATTACTAGAATCGGAGAATTAATGGAAGCTCTCTCAGATAAAGTACGATTCGGCATACCATCGGACAATTTAGGTCGAACAATAACTTATAGAGATGCGAACGGAGTAATTGCTAGAATTAGGGATATTGTTCACTATTATGATAGTAAGAGGGAGCAGGTAAGATTCTATTGCTGGTCAATAAGTTATAGCGGAACATGGAAAGCATCTAAAACATTAAGACAAAAAATAGAGACGGATGGCGGTTTTGGTGAATCTGACCTTAATATAAACCTTAAGAAAGTTATCGACTATTTTACAACAAACCCAGAAGATTCGGATAACATTGCAAGTATCTCAATAGGTATTGACTCAGTAAGTATTAGAAAAGCAATGGATGCACCAAAACCTGAAGAAAAACCAGCACCTGCTCCAGATCAGACTCAATCGACTACACAAAAACCAACAGAACCAGAAATCTAAAAGATAAATTCATGGCAGGAATAAACAACTTAAAGGAAATCTATGAAAAGAGAGGCGAGTCTTTCTTAAATGGATTACTAAATCAGTATGTAATAATTAATGAAAAGGTCGATGGTGCATTCTTTGGACTAAAGAAGACTCAGGACGATAATTTTAAATATTTTAAGAAGTCTGGAGAGATCACTTATGTTGATCAGGTTCTAATGAAGTATTATAACTCTGCAATTCAGCACTTTCAAAACTTGTCTGATGATAAGAGGCAACGTATTCCTGCAAACTTCTTTTTTGGTTTTGAGTATTTTACAAAGAGTGATACTCGATCTAGTAGAAAAGCAGATCTGCCCAAGAATAACTTGGTTCTTTCATATATTCACAGATTAGATGAGACTGGTAAAATTGTTGAAACTCTTCAATCAAAAGAGCAATTGACTCGATGGGCAGAATACTTAGATGTTGATGCACCGCCTATAATCTTTGAAGGTAACCTTGATGATGAACAAAAAAGTAAGATCCTAGAGTTTGTATACACTGAACAGAAAGATCTTGAAGAAAAGTTTAAGACTACTTCATTTACTAAATATATTATCTCTGTTCTTTGCCCAGACGAAACGCTGGAGTTATCAGACAGGGAACTTGAAACAATTATTTTTAGGTTTTATGGGGATGACTCTGAAAATGAGGCATTTTTAGCAAAATTAGTGGATCCGATCTTTCAACAAAGAGCACAAGAAGTTCAACCCAAGACTTCAAATTCACAAGACTATATTTGGTTAATTGTAATTGACCTGATGAATCATTTTGAAATGTACGACATTGATAAACTTCGTCAAATGATTTCAGACTCAGAGACATATGAACAAAAATACATTGATCTCATTAATCAAATATTTAAAGACTTTTTACAGGACTATTCTGAAAAGTATGAGGGTCTTGAATTAGAGATACCTGAATACTTAAAGAGACCTGAGTTTGAGCTTGATGTAAACTTGGTAGGCGATCCAGAAGTGGTAAACCTAATTAAAAAGAATTCAACTAACCTTGAGATCTATAAAGTATTGCTAAACTTCTTTAGAAAAGTAAGAAAGAAGTCAAGTGTAGGCTTTTTTACACCTGAAATGATTTCACAACTTAACTTAATTGTTCAAAAGATTAAGAATATTATTATGGGAGATGCTGTATACGAAGGTCTCTTTCCAAGCTTTAATGAGTTTATTGGAGCGTCAAGTGATTACATGACTCTAAGTGAAGTAGAGCATGCAAAAAAGCTTGGAGAAACACCAGAAGTACAGAATGTAAATATCCTGATTGGAGGTTTTCAACCTGTAACAATGGGACATATTAAGGCAGCGAAAGCCTTAAAAGAGAAGAATGGAAATAAGATCGTCTTTATTGCAATAAAGGGAGAGACTCCTACTAAAAAATCACCTTTTTCTCTTGAGACTACTAAAAGATTACTAAATAAAGTACAACAAGAATATCCAGAATTGATTATAAACACTATGATCGTCCCTAACGGGCAGATAACCGATATTATAAAGGAACTTAGACCTCAATATGAACCGATCCTATGGGGAACGACTGATCGTCGAGTAAAGGATTATGCTCTACAGTTTGACTATATTAAAAAGAGAGATATTCCACTTAGAATATCAAAAGACTTTAAATTAGTAGAACTTCCAAGCTTTGTAAAATCAGAAGATATGATAGACCTGATTAAGAGTTCAAAGTATGAAGAGTTTAAAAAGGAAACGCCGACTTCCGTATCTGCTGAATTTTTTAATTTACAAAAGGAGGTAGGTAAACACACTGATGTGCATGAAGCTAATCAAGACGCACGTTTTATTGAGCCAGGATCAACTGATGATTCTTCAGAAGAGATAGTCTAAAACTTTAATCTATTCTCGGATATAATATACAAAACTTTCCAAAACTATGAGGTTTAATGAATTAGAAGAGTCCGATATTACATATTTTACCGAAGTATACTACAATAAAGATATTTCATGGGATAACAGATTACGTCAATTATCTGAAAGGTTTGAGTGCTCAACTAGAACACTAGAAAAATGGGCATCTCGACTTAAATTAACTGCTTCTACTCAAGAGGAATCTCCACAATATCAAATAGCTCAAGAGAGAGCATATAATAAAAAATCAAAAAGATTTATTATTAGTTGGGCACAAAATAATACTCCAGTTCACGAAGAGTTTATTGAAAATATGAAAGCCTATGCAGATTTTATTAATGCAGATATTCATATCATTGCTGGCCGATATAAAAACCCAACATCAGTATGGACAAATGCTCAAGCAAATGAAGAGTTTTGGAGTCCAGTAGTAGTTCCATATTTAGATGCAAATCGTCACAATATTCATAAATATCTCTCAATTATGTCAGATGTTAAGATTCAACCGACTGCGGTTAATCCTATGACTGGTTTAGAAGGAATGAGTGGAATTAATTCATGTGTAGTAGGTTCTCCTAAAATGCAAATGGAAATGATTCCAGTATTGGAAGGAAATGCTCCAAAGATGATGCTTACTACTGGTGCATGTACAAATAAGAATTATACTGATTCGAAAGCAGGTAAAAAAGGAGAATTTCATCATACTCTAGGATTTGTTATTGTTGAAATCAAGAATGATGAGACCTTCTTTATGCGTCAAGTAACAGCAACTGAATCTGGAAGCTTTACTGATCTTTTCTATAATACTAATTGTGGAGAAGTTACTCGCATCTCTGAGATCTCTGCAATTATTCTAGGTGATTTACACTATGGTAAACATGATCAAAAAGTATTAAATAAGACTCTTGATTTTATGAATATCCTTCATCCTAAACATGTGATCTTGCATGATGTGTTTGATGGAACTTCAATTAGTCACCATGAAGAAAAGGACCCATTCTTACAATATCAAAAGGAGTTAGATGGTACAAATTCACTAAAGAAGGAGGTTGATGACATGTTGGCCGGCTTGGCTGATTTTGAAGACTATAATACTGTAATTGTTCGAAGTAATCACGATGATTTCGTAGACAGATGGTTAAAGAACACTGATTGGAGAAAGACAGTTACTCCTAAAAACTCTCTAGAGTATATGCTCTATTCTGCAGCTATTCTTGGAGGAGATGCGCCAAATGGTGTTATTCCTTGGGTAATAAACAAGGCATATCCTCACTTTATTACACTAGGTCGAAGTGATAGCTATATTGTTAATGGCTGGGAATTAGGTCAACATGGAGATATTGGTGCAAGTGGAAGTAGAGGATCACTACAACAGTTTAGAAAACTAAATACGAAGATTGTAGTCGGTCACTATCACTCTCCTGGAAGAAAGGATGGAGCTCTAGCAGTTGGAACCACTAGTAAATTAAGATGCGGTTATAATATTGGTCCAAGTTCTTGGTTACATTCACATGTAATTATTCATGAAGATTCAAAAGCACAACACATTAACTTTATAAAAGGAGAGTATACAACATTGAAATAAATAACTTAGAAATAAGTATTATTTTTATGAAGTATATTTTAGGACATACCCAATACCTATTTGAAGAGGTAACTGATACTCATGTCATATGCGATAAGTGTGGACACGATTGGCCAATTGTGGATGGCGGTGATGATTTATACGTATGTCACAAATGCTGGACTGATAATACCCCAAAGGAAGCCTTAAAATAATCAAGTAATGTGGCCAAGAAAAATGATAGTCAACAAAATTTTGAAGATTACCGTAAAGGTAAAGCAAAATTAAAGAACGCAGTTCTACAGCACCCAGAAGAGAGTAAAGGTGGAAAGTCAGTATATGACTTTATGCAAGGTGAAGTTAAACGTAACATGTGGGTCATTCCGTATGAGCAGTTTAAAAAGAGAGATAAATAATTAAAATCTCAAAGATAATATGAGTTTTGAAGCATATTTAAGAAACTGGCTTAGAATTACTGAATCAATCGCAACTGATACTGACGACGATGGCGATAAAAACAAATCACCTGAATTTGAAGAAATTCTTAATATTATTGAGTCAGGAATAGGCGGAGAGACATCAGACAAGATATCTAGAACTACTTCATTTGAGTCAATTGAACAGGTACTACAAAAAGTAGACATACTTACACTAGAAAAAATAAAGGATAATCCAAATTTACAGAAAGTCTTACTTGCAATGGTTGCTCCTGGAAAAGTAGAGTGGATGGGTGAATACTTGACTAAATCTAAGAAAAATTTAAACTCTTTAACATCAGATAAGAAAAAGACAGATCCTTCTCTTAATTTTAAAGGATACGAGAAATTTATATTACGCGAGGCTGATGTTAAAGGTAGAATCTATAAGATGCACTTAATCTTTAAGTATGCGTCAGACTTGCCTGAACTAGATAAAGATACTAATCTCTTATTAGCACTAAAACAATTAGATGCTTCTCTAAATACTTCAACTGAAGCTGATCAACCGTCAGTTAAGATTGGTAAAATTGGAAGAATTGATAATACTGTAGAGTCAAACGAGTTTGAAGTAATAGATTCAAACGGGGAGTCTAGAGTAATGAAAAAACAGGAACTTGCAGATCTTCTTGAAAGGAATCCAGATATTGCAGAAAAGGCTAAGTCATTAGCGAATGATTCCTATAAGAAAAAACTAGCTAAGCTCGTACAGAGAACAGAAGATACTATTAGAAAAGAAGTAGCTAGTTCAATGCGAGAGACTGAACACGTAATCTCAAACTTGCCAAACGATGAGAATACTATGGAAAAACTACAAGTCGATTGGAAACCTCTAATTGATGCACTAGGATATTCTAAATTCTTTAGTGGTCCAATCAAGGCAAAAGAGAAGGAGATAACTAAAAATGAACGCCCTAGTTTAAGAAAAAAGAACAGGATTAAGGGAAAGCTAATGAGTGCACTAAGCTCAGCTCTACTTCCACCTATGACAAATGGTGAAATAACTCCTCCAGGCGGAGATTACTATAAACTATTTAAGAAATTAGAGGGACAGAATACTGCCTGGTTAGAATCAGCAATTAAAGAAGTACTATCAGATTCTTCTAGAATTGCTCAATTTAATAATTCTGCCAGAACTGCAGAAAGCGCACTTGAAGAGAATCAGTTAGCATATCTACAAATATGTAGCTCATGGATAATCAAATATATTGAAAGTGAAGTTGATGGAGAGTTATCAAAAAGAGATACTGATAATGCTATCACTAGAATAAAATCAATTACTCAACAAAAAGAGAAAGAGATTAAAAATTATTATCTTTCAAAAGATTTTAACATGAAGAACTTTAAAGGTATTCAGTTAAAACCAGATCTACGTCTTCCTCTTTATCAAAAAGTTAGATTAGCTGTTAGCGAGGCCGATCGAATCGCTGAGAGCCCACTAAAAAACCTACTTAAAGGGCTAGGTCAAATTGCCGTTGGGTTATTTTCAACTATTCCAGATAGGGGAGATATGGCTCTAGCTAAAAAGAATGCAGATCAAAATAGAGCAGTCTTTAATGGTCTATATAGTATCATCAAGGGTGGAGTGTATGGAGTGAGTAAACAAGGAGGTCGAGACTTTGAAAAAGGAGTAGAAAAAGTTACTAATAAGATGAGATTGGATGCAGTCGGAGTGACACCATATGAAAAAGGTGAAGGACCTAGCTTCTATAAGTCAGCTGAAAAGAAGACAAATGAAGAGGCAGTACCCGCATCAGCATCACCAGGAGTCACCTTTCAAACGCCGGCTACTCTACCTTCAGATAACATGGACACCTTTGCATTGGCTGGACCAGGTAAAAAGATTAAAAAGAAGAAGATAATAAAAAAGGTCTCTACATTTAGCGATTTTCTGAAAAGTAAGGACTAATCCTAACCTTTTTAAAGCCTAATAAATAATAAAAACTAGAGTCTTATGGATATCATGAATGTGGTAGGTAATGGAGGAGTATCTGATGATATTTTAAAGCTGGCATCAGTCCAGTCTCTCGGACAATCAACCGATGACACTGGTGGAAAAACTGCACAGACCGGTGAAGTTAAAGGAGATGGATCAAAGACAATTAAGATAATTGGTACTGAATCAATATTTAACCCTTTCTATATTTTTAGATATTCAGAATTTGGTGCAGGAACAACTACTAATACTTCTGGAGATTATGATTTAAAAAGACATAATTTAAGTTATGAAAGTTCATTGGATATAGTAGATAAAGTAAAAGCTGCAGCAGGTCGATTAAATAGACAGCAGGCAGCGGTTGTACAGAATCCAACGGCGGTTGCTATTAAGACTTGGGCTGATGAACAAGGAGCAAAGGGATCAGGTCATATGGGTCCATTATATCCATACCCATATTCCCTGACCGATTTTGTTCAATGTAAACATTATGGACTAATTCCAAATAACCGACTACTTACTCTTAGGCGATATCCTGTACCGATTGAAGATAACTTACAGGTTCATCAAGATAAATTACCACTAGTTCCAATAGCACAAGCTGTAACTTGGTGGGGAGGAGCAACTGATAATACGCTTAATGGGATTTTAGGTATGAGCTTTGGTTTTAATTGGAAAGACTATCCAAAAGAAGGTGAAGAGATACAGGATGTTCAAGGTAATGAGATTATTCTTGAGGATGCATTAACTGCTGCTGGAATAAATAACCCGACTGCTAGACAAGCACTAATTGCTGCTTTTGCCAATGATCCGCTTGCAATATCTGGATATGATAAGATTATGCAGGATAATTCTGTGAAACAACAAGAGTCTGGTGCATATGCAAATCGTATACTTGGACCAATTAATGTTATTACTAAAACTCAAATAAGAGATCGCGGATTTAATTTTGAACAAAAGATTGACCTTACCTTTGAATATAAGTTAAGAGCAATTGGAACAGTCAATCCGAAAATTGCCATGCTTGATCTAATAAGTAATTTTCTTTCTCTAACATATAATAGAGCTGCTTTTTGGGGAGGAGGATACAGATACTTTCAAAGAACTGGTCCCCTTCTTCCTGGGTTTAATACTGACGCTCTTGAAAAAGGGGACTATGCTGGTGCGACTAAAGACATAACGGCTATGTTGACTCAAATGATTGCTGCAGGCGGTGATGATCTTAAAGGATTTATGGATAAAATATCAAATGATGTGTCAGCCGCTACCGGTTTCGCGAACAAATTTAACACAATAGTGACTGACGTTGCCGGAAGCAAAGTCGGGCAAAATCTTATTGCAAGTAGACTAGGTAAGTTGCATCAAGCTCCTTTAGTAATGAGAGCTCTAGCTGACGGTAGAGCCGTAGGAGAATGGCACCTAATGGTAGGGAATCCAATGGATCCTCTCGCAGTAATAGGAAACCTGTGTATAAATTCAACTACGATGTCGTTTGGTGAAGAACTTGGAGCGCACGATTTTCCAACTGAAGTAAAATTTAAAGTTACATTAAGTCACGGAAGGCCTAGAGCAAAACAAGATATTGAATCGATGTTTAATCATGGTGGAGGAGATCTCTTTTTTAGTGCTCTTCAACCTCCATCAAGTGCGCAAAATTCGTATGGCGAGTATACAAGTAAAAGAATAGCGGATAGTACTGGGTCGGTGACCGCTGGAGTGAATTCAGTAACAGCAACTGCTGAAAAGACACAGTTTGACATCACTGGAGCAGATGGCACCGTAACTAAATTGACGGCTGGAGAAAATATAGCTAATTATTTTAGACCAGCAGTAGAAAGAAAATATGGTGCAGGATTTGGAAAGTCCGGTATACTTCCTGATTATTTCACTAAATTATATACAAAAGATTAAGAAAAATGTTATTAAGCAAATTATTAAGAGCAAAAAAGCTTTTCACAACAGCGAGCGGTGAATCAATTATTGACTTGATTAGCTCGACGTTTACTTTTGGGGACAATGGAGCAACTTCTGGGCCAGTCCTTATTTCTGAATATGAGGTTATGAGACCAGATCTATTATCAAATCGAGTGTATTCAACTCAGGATTACTGGGAAACTATCTTAAAATTCAATGGAATATCGAATCCTTTTTCATTAGATCAAGGAGAAATATTACTTGTCCCATCATATTCAATAATGGAAAAAATGATAAAACCGCCTAGGGAAGTAAAAGAAAAAGGTACTGAGCCTGCTAAAAAGAATGAGAGTGCAGTGATTAAGCCAAAATCTGCAAAAGACAAGCAGAGGCTAGAATCTCTTAGAACAAAGTCACCTGAGATAGTTCCACCAAATGTAAACCTTACTGGTGCACAAAATGTTAAAGTAGTAAACGGTCGAGTAATATTAGGCGGAGACATGACTCAGACAAGTTCAACAAATACTAATCAGTCTTCAACTAGATCAAGAGTACAGGATCAGTTAAAAAATAGTCCAAATTTCTAAGCAATGGCATTTAGTCAAGTAATAAAGACTCATTTTCAACCCAAGATCAAGTTAATTGAACTTGGTGACTTTGACAATTCAGCAGAAAGCACAACACCTGCAATTAGTCGACAAAACCAAAACACACAAGACTTTGGCCAAAAGGCTGGTGTAAATAAGCCATTTGTTAAATTAGGAGGAAAATCGATAACTGAAGTTGAGTATTTAATGATTGATGAATCTGGGTTTATGCCAAGTTTAAATTTAGTATTTACTGACTCTGCTGGAGAATTTTCAGGAAACTATTTTCCTAAACGAAACTTAATGGTGAGTCTGTTTATCAACAGCGGTAATCCTAAACTAAAACCAGTTAAATCAGATTATGTAATATCGAGCATCAAATCAATTCCAGTAAAAAATAGAGGTAAAGATCTTGCACTAAGTAAAGGAATAACGTATTATATAAAAGCAGAGCTGTTTGTCCCTAGACTATATAATAATGTCTCTAAGAGCTATTCAAATATGACATCCGTCAATGCGATAAAAACTATTTGCTCTGAACTTGGTCTAGGATATGCACAAAATGAATTTACAACAACTGATACTATGACTTGGATTAATTTTAATACTAGTCCAGCAAATTTTTTAAAGGAGATTACTAACTATTCGTATCAAGACGATAATTCGTTCTTTACTGGTTTTATTAGTAAAGAATTAATCTTTAATTTAGTTAATGTTAATGAACAATTAAGACAAATTGAGACAGCCTTGACTTTTACGGGTAATTCAAATCCAATGTCTCAAAATATTACACAGGCTCAAAAAAATAGTCCACTTCAAGCTGAACTATCTGAGTTAACCGTTCCTAACTTTTTAACAAATCAGAGAAATAGCATAGACAAACCAAATTATATTTATGAGGCTAATTTAATATCTGATCATGGCACAGTCCTTAAGAAGGAAGGATACAAAAAGAAAATTTATTATTATGATCATTTTGACGAAAGTGAAGATCAAAAGAAAAAATTTAAAGAATTTTTCATATCACCAATAAATACTGAAGGTAAATCTGATAGTTCAATGTTGATACCGGATGATGAAGGCATGGATGAGATTGGGAATAAAAAATGGATGAATATTAATTATGGAAATACTCATGAGCACTGGAATGCAGCTAGAGTATTTAATCATCATAACCTAAAGGAACTTGAAAAAATAAAACTTAGGGTCCTATTAAAAGGAGTAAACTTCCAAGTAATTAGAGGAATGACTGTTCCAGTCGTGATGACTATCTCAATGGCTGAAAAAATAAAAAAAGAGACTGACCCTACTGGAAAAGAGGAGATTGATTTAACTGAGCAAAAGATTGACGGTGAAACTCTTGATTCAGAATTGACTGGTTGGTATTATGTAAAAGAGGCAAAATATACGTTTGATCCAACTGATCCGCACATATTCTATACTGAATTGATTTTATCTAGAAGAGAGTGGTTACCACAAAAAATAAAATTTACAGCAAATGCATAATTTTTACGGAGTACGAAATAAGGTTGATAATTTTAAGAAAGGTTTTTTTCTTGATCCATACGATCAGCCAACATATTTAACATTTGCCCTAGACTTTAGATTTGAAGGAATTGAAGTAGATTCACTAATGGATGATGGTTTATGGAAGAGTCCACTTTTTGAAAGTGGCGGAAAGAATAAGTGGAGAAGTGCACAAACTCATCTAGGATCTCTTGGATATAAGGATAAAGAAGCTGGACTAGTTAAATTTAAGTCTATTCTTGAATATTTGACTTTTAATGCTCCTTGGTATTTTCAATCTATTCAAGGACTGGACACGCTCTGGAGTAATGCAACAGATATCAAGGGTGCATATAAAGGTAATGAAGCAGTATTAACAATTGAGACGCTAGAGGCAATTGACCTAAGAATAACTGAGATTGCGAGTCTATATAGATCTGCAGTATATGATAAAGTATACATGCGAGAATTGGTTCCAGATAACTTACGATGGTTTTGTGTAGACATATACGTAGCTGAAGCTAGAAATATCAGGTATAATCCAGCAGGTTCCTTTAGTAATATGACAAGTGCTCTAGGAATAGATACTAGTGGTTTAAATAAGACGCTTACTGACGCTAGCGCAGGACTAGGCTCACTATTAGGTAATCAACAATTAGATCAAAGTAATCCAATGAAGCAGTTTGGATACCTAAAGTTTAAGTGTAGACAGTGCGAGTTTGATTTCTCAGACACGTTTGCTGGCGGTACTGAATTAAGTGTCGATACTACTAAAGCGACTGGCCCAGCAACCAATAAATTTAAGATTAAGGTTGGTTACTTTGAAGAGGAGAGTGAGTATCATGATTCTACTAAAATTGCAGATGACTATGTTACAAACGGATTAATGAATCCATGGAGCGCAATGAATACTGCAGCAGATATTCAAACAAGAGTCGGAGGCGCTTCGGATTTGCCATTCGTTGGAGGCTTTGTAGACAAGGGAGTACAGGGATTACAGGAGAAACTTAAATCGATTGGAGGACTTGTTAATCCAGCACTAGGGGCAGCGTTCGGTGGACCAACAATTAAGAATATTGGTGATTTATACCCTACTAATAATCCTAAATAAAACTAAGTTAATAATCAAAGTAAAAATTAAAGATGCTAGACCGAAATCACGACATATCAAATAGAGACGTAGATGACTTAAGAGACAAACAGTTCTTAGGGGTTGTTGAGCTTATCGACGATCCTCGAAAAGAGGGCAGAGCTAGAGTCAGAGTTTACAGTATTCATGATGATTTGCCAGCTGGTGATATTCCATGGGCATATCCAAAGAATAAAGCACTATTTTTTGGCCAAGCAGGTAAAGCAGGATCTATCTCTATTCCTAAGGTTGGAAGTATTGTTGCAGTAAAATTTGATAACGGCAACCCATATTCACCTGAGTATTTTGCAATTCATGAATTAGCACAAGATGTTAAAGACGAATTAAATACTGAATATGAAGGAAGTCATATAGTCCTCTTTGATGGGGACCAAGAATTAAAATTATGGTTTAGCGTAAGTAAAGGATTAACACTGTCCGTTAATAATAGTGTAATCAATTTGAAAAAGGATGTTGTTACAATTAAAACAGGATATGATGAGGAAAAAAAGAAGGGCATAGGTAAAGTCATAATTGATGCACCAAACATTGAACTAGGCAAAGAGACATCTGCAACAATTGCTGAATATTTAATAAAAGGGGAGACTTTTATTAATCTTTTTAATACGCATACTCATGCTGGATCAGGAACACCGCCGACTTCTCAAATGGTAGCAGATGTCGTACTCAGTAAAACAACAAAAACTAAATAAGGATGGCACTAGAAGATCAAGCGAAAGCAGTAACTAAATTAGGATCGCTCGGAACAGATATTCCAAAATTGAATGCAGATGCAGTAATTGAAAATATTATCAAAAAAGATGAGACTCTTGGTAAATATTTAACAATGATCGATTCAGCTAAAGCTGAAAAGATTGAACGTGGAATGACTAAAGAGGAGGCTGATAAGGCAGCAGAAGATGCAAAAAAGAAAGTTATTGAAGATGTAAAAAAGAGTCTTAAACCTCAAGTAGAGGAAGATATTATTAAGATGAAACAGGAGTATAAGACAGCTAAAGAAGCTCTTGAGTCTATTCCAGTTGAAACACAAGCAGCGATGGCACTTGTTGTATTACCGACAGCTATCTCAGTTCCACCATCTACTGCAAATCCAGCGTATACTCTAGGTGTTGCACTACAAACAAAAAAGAGTCTTCTTAAGACTCTAAATATTGTGCTCTCTTCCTTAACTACGTTGATGATGTTAGCAAATAAATTAAAATTTGAAGTACCACCAGCAATCTTAAAACTAGTTGAGACTCTTTCAACTGTTACTAAAGGTTTATCGATTATTCCAGGTTAATCCCATTATCGAGCTTATACTTTTCCCAGTCAGCCTTATTCATTATATCTGGAAAGCGTTCACCACCATTACAGGATTCCTTAACATATAGTTTGCCAGGAATATCACAACCACAATAGGCACAATATCCTAATTTTACGCATTCATCCTTACAAATCATTGCTCGATATGCGACTTGTTCCTTTTCATGTTCAGGCAAGAGATATAATTTGTCGCCAAGCATCTTGAGATTGCCTTCTATGTAGTGTTTGATATTTTTTAGTGTAATCTTCATTTTTACTTAAGTTCTTTTTCCTTTTTACTCAGCTTACGGGCCTCATAGCCTCCTCTAGAGTTATCTATTTGATCTAGATCGTTTACCAATTGACAATATTCACTAAATACTCCAGGAGTACTCAAATAGTACTCAGTGACATCATCAGTTACTTCAATCGTAAATTCTAGGAACTTTGCGTCCAGCATGTGAGCGGCAAGTAGTAAAGAAGTACTATTAAGGTAGTTATTTTTAAATCCAGTAGTGTACTTTTTTTCAAATTCAATTGAGATTCCCTGAAGATACTTTATATAGTCAAGTCGAGCCTCTCCATGAGAATGATGAATTACTAGGTCAGGTTGTGCCGTTTCAATTGCTCGATCAATCTCCTTTTGTGTGCTCGAACCAGTATAGAGGACTAGATAGTCTGAACTATCTCTAGCATGTTTAAGGAGATTAGTATCTTTAATACACTCTGAAGGAATCCCTACCATATAACCAAGTTTACCAGTTGGAAGCCTAGAATAGTAAGGCCGAGTAAGGTTAATTGCTCGGATTGAGGTCACCGTTGGAAACCATGAGATATTTCTAGCTCTACAAAAATTGTCAAGTTCATCACACATATTAACATTAATCATTGCACATTTATAGAGATCAATTGTGATGTAATCTACCCGAGTACCATCAAATGACTCGATTAAATTTTGTAAGATCTTTAAATTATTAAGATCGTTAGTTGCCTTCCAATCAATTGATACGCATAACTTCACTTTTTCCATAGAACCTTTTCTTTTTTTCTTATACAATATAAGTTAGATCAAGTTTAGAAAAAATCCCAATTAATGGATCACTATACAACTTTAGGAGTCACCAAAACTGCTACACAAGAAGAAATTAAGAAGGCATATCGAAAGCTCGCAATAAAGTATCATCCAGATAAAACTAATGGTAATAAAGAGATGGAGGAACTTTTTAAAAAGATCTCAGATTCATATACTATATTAAGTGATGAAAAAAAGAGGGCCGACTATGATAAAAAGAATGCTAATCCGTGGAGTTCAGGAGGATTTGGTGAAACTTCAACTGGTTTTGGTTTTGACGACTTTGTTAGAAACTTTTCAGATTCAGAATTTAGAAAAAGATCTTCTGATCGCGCTAGAAAAACTCAAGGTAGAACTCATCCAGCTCCTCCAAGTACAGATCATCTAAACGTATACGTCCATGACAAGATAGAGTTAAGTGAAGCGATGCTAGGTAAAAAGATCGAATTAATATTTAGTAGAGAAAAGATTAACTATACAGGAAAGGTTGGTAATTCGCTGACCTTTGATAAAGTAGAAGAGTCGAAAGAGATAATGATAACTATTGATCTTAGAAAAAAATATGTTATTATTAAAAAGGATGGGGATGCATATGTAGTATCTGCAAGAGTAGCTAAGCTTGGTAATGAGGAAGTTATTAGCCAATTAAATATGTGGGGAGACCTTGAACAGGTTCCATTAATTGGAGATCTACATGTTACACTAGAATTAATTATTCCAGAAAACTTAAAGATTGAAGACAATCGAATAATTCAGGTAGTTGATATTCCATTGAGTAATGTGATATTTAGTGAAGAAAAGACTAAGATTGAGACCATTGTTGGTAAGAAATATCAAGTCGATTTTAATGGCCCAAGATCTGCATCTAACATAAGATTCTCAATACCAAACGAAGGTATACTCAATGATCAGGGTGAGATCGGAGAATACTTAGTCAAGTTTAATGTCAAGTTACCTCAGATTGATGATATATCCGAAGAAGATTTATTAAAATTAAAATCAATATTATCAGATTACGAAAATAAAACTTGAAAAGTTTTAAATAGCTCTTAATAAATAATAAAAAATATTTTGGGCTTTGACAAATCAAAATTTAGCACAAATTAACCACGGCGACTGGGTATTAGTCGTTGAAAATGTTGGTGAAAAACTTCGAGTAAGTGAATCATCAGCTTCTGGTGCAGTACTTGAAGGAGTATGCGCAGTATTCGGTCAAATGAATAATAACCGAAGAGTCTATGAAAAATCAGAATACCTTCCACACCTTTCTTATCTTCAAGATAAAATCTCAAAAAGACAACTTGTAGGAACAGTAGATCACCCTCAACATTTTGAACCAAAATTAAGTGAAGCTTCACATATTATCGAAGCTCTTAATTATGACGGCGGTGATAAAGTATACATTAAAGTTCGACTATTAGAAAACACTCCTCATGGTAAATTAGCGAAAGCACTACTTGATGGAGGAGTTCAACTATCAGTTTCTTCAAGAGCAGCTGGTCAAGTTAGTGAGAGCGGTAACGTAAAATTACAGAGAATTTTTACTTATGACTTAGTAGGTGAACCTGGATTTACAGAAGCGGTTTTACGTAAGACTGTTAGTGAATCCTTAAAGAGTGACTTTTCAATGATTACTGAGAGTTATAATTCAATGAAAGAAAATTCATTTATTCAAAAATCTGGATTAATGGATATTTCAGAAAGTTTAAACTTCGCAGATAATTTTAAAGTTTATAAGATAAATAAATTAGAAAATGGTTCAGGAATACAATTCCAAGGGACTCTACAAGAACAAAAAAATAATAACGCGATGGCCGAGTTTGTAACAAAAGAACAAATGGATAAGTACTCAGAAGTTCTTAAAACACAATTCAATGGGATTAAAAAAGAACTTAAGAATCACAAGTCTGTTCTAGAGTCTGCTCAATCAACTGGATCTAGTAGCTCTGAGCTAGTTGGATTCGTTAATTATTTAGCAGAATCATTAGAGGGAGTTATTAATTTTACTGATTATCTTTCTCATAAATTAAATGAATCAGTTAAATATACTGAACATGTATCTGAGACAGTTAATAATTCAATTGAATACTCT